ATATTTTTTCATTCTCCTAAAATAAATTATTTGTTTTTTACTCTCTAAATTATATGTTATATTATTTTTAGAAGAAATGCAATAGCTTTTTTTAAGTAGAATTTATTTCTAAGTTATTATGTCATCAAAATTTTATATAATCAAAAAAAATAAAGGGTGCAGCCAAAGCCACACCCCAAAATAAACTGCATATTTATTTTACACTTACACTAATCAACTTAGTCTCCTTGTCGTAACCGATATTCAGAATATCAGACAAGCCCCTAATTTTAATGTAGGTATAGCCGTCTTTATTTATAGCATCTACAGTCTTAATTTTTCCGTTGATTTTTATATTTTGTTTCATAATCTGTTCCTCCTCTAAAATTTTATTTTTAACGCTGTTTTTAAATGCAATAAAATCAGCATTTGCACTCTTGTTAGGACCGTTAGGCGCCCACCATAACGGGCAAGCCTTTTTTGTAACATCATAATGTCTAACAATATCCGTAAGTGGGTTAAAGCCGTATCGCTTACAAATATCTGCACACAATTCAATCAATGCCTCCAATGTTTTATCATTAAATTTTCCAGTTCTGTCTGGGTGACAGCACTCGATTGAGATAGTATAGCTGTTAGCCTGGTTCGTACAATAGCTTATTTCGTTTTCTGGGATAAGTCTAAGTATTTCACCATTTAAGCCGATTATGTAATGCGAACTTACATAATTAGAACAATTTGCAAAATAATTTCGGTTGCCTTTGGCTGAACTGCCGGCATTGCCTACATAGTGTACTGCTATTTTTGTTGGCTTAATTTTTGTGCCAGGTCTATGATATTTGCCAATTGGTAAGTAATCATTTGTTATGTTCATCTTGCATCACTCCTTGTTTTTATTATCTCTAAGCTGTAACAATACATCTTTAAGCTGTTCGGGGATTGGCAGGTAAGGACTTACATTCTCTAACAAGCTAACCCCCTCGTTCGCAATAAAAAATGTTATAACAACTTCCCTAAGTGGCAACTGCCCACCCATAAGTTTGTCCAGCATTACAGCACAAACCACAACTGTATAAATCATAACTTTCTTAATAATTCCTTTAAAGCCTATAGAACTGCTTAATGTCTTGCTTAGGCAAGCCTTTAACACGCCTGTTATATAGTCTAAAATGGTCATAACTATTAATGTGTCGACAAGCAAATCGAAACCTCCGAAACAAAAACTAAAAATGCCACCAACAAAACCAATGATTAAACTGAACATATTAAAACATCTCTCCATTTTACTCTACCTCCTTATTATAATAATATCGTTCTCTGCCCGTATGTCCACACGGATGTTGTGTTTTGAGCTTTAATCTTAATGCCATTGCTACTTACATTAGCACCTACTACACCTGATAAACTATTTCCTATATTAGAAAAATCTATGGTGTTTCCTGTATAGTCAGCCGCTAAAAATGTATTTTCTAATATTCTAACTTGTGTTAGACTTTCTAATGTAATCGGATTAAACACGCCTATTATAGCTCCTTGATTTTCGCCCATATTCTTACAATCAAACAAGCACCCTCTTATTTCTACATCAGAAATAATATCGCTCTCAGAAGAATAAAACTCTATTAATGCTTTATTACTTGTGCTGTTCATTAATTCAGAATTGCGTATTAACTGCATATCCTTTAACCTTACACAAGAATTTGTAACAGAAAAAATATAGCCACCTTCTAAGTTTACAAGCTTAGTTTCAGCTCCTGCCCCTAGAAAATTTATACTTTTTCCTAATCTAATAGGCTTACTTATCTTATATGTACCGGGCAATAGATAAATTGTACTTCCTCTTGCCACATAATCTATAAGCGTTTGAATAAAATTTTCCATTGCAGAACCTGTGCATCTCACATTTGCATATTCTTTTAATTTGCTGTCTGTATCTTCAGCAGCAACAACATAACAATATTTTGTTAACTGAGCAAGCTTATTCCTTTCTGTTGCCGTCATTAATTTTATTTCGTCTGTTTCTGCTATGTCTTTTGCTGTATGCTTGTGCTCTTTGTCTGCTTTTTGCTGTAAAATTGCAGTAATGCCCAGATTTTTAGCAGCAACAGAGGCTGTTGTAGCCCCTGTACCACCCTTGCTGATAGGCAAAACACCTTTTATCCCCGTTCCATTTAAAGCGTGCGAGTGTTTATCTATGCTCGATTCTAAATTTGTAATATTCTTGCTTGTTGATTTTGCGTAATTATCAATTTTATCAGCATTACTGTTAAAATCCTCTACATTGTAATCTTCCGTTCTCAGCGGCTTTGTAAGTCCAAGAGTTGAAGTTTTGTTTGCCATACTTATTCCTCCTGTTCTTCTTTATACTCGATTTCTTCCCATAAATCTACCTTTTCAGCAAAAACATCAACACAATAGGCTGTTACACCTGTTTCTGTATTTCTTAAAATCTTTCCGTCTTCTGCAATTAATCTTTTTAAATCTCTTGTTCTCATTTTTCTTCCTCCCACAGAACTTCTTCGACATTAGTAGCACCCCAAGTCTGCCCTTCAATACTACCTGCACTTTTCTTAACAGTTATTGTTTTTAGATTAGTACAGCCAAAAAAAGCATTTTTCCCTATGCTCGTCACACTATTTGGAATTGTTATACTTGTTAAGCTATTACAACCTCTAAATGCTTCTTCCCCTATGCTCGTCACACTATTTGGAATTGTTATACTTGTTAAGCTATTACAGTTGTAAAACAATCTTACACCTATTACTTCTAATGTGTTTGGTAAAAAAACTTCTTTTAATTTTATACTAGATTGAAAAGTGTTTTTTAAACTTGTTACTTTTGTTTTAGAAAAATCTGCTTTTTCTAAATTTTCACAACTTCCAAACGCTTGTTCAGCAACAGTTGCTACACTGCTAGGCAATACTATTTCTTTTAACTTCGTTCTAATAAATGCTCCTTTGCCTATACTTGTTATGCTTTCAGGAATATGTACATTTTCTATGCCTGTAGAATCAAAAACAAAATTATAAAGTGAGCGTAGCCCAAATGGAATGTATATTTCTGTAACATTCTGTCTTAATATTTTTGTTATATCTGTAATAGCAGAAGATGTTAAGTTTTTTGTATCTGTCGCCATAACAGCATTCATATTGTTATTATTAACCCTTTTCTGTAGTATTAATTTACCATTTTCAGCATTGTTATAATTAAATACAAATGTACTTGTAGTTGTACTTTCATCTGCTTCTATTGCATCTAAAACAATACTTTTCTGCTGTCTGAAAGTATTGTCATCTTGAACGGGATTGTCGTGATTAAAGCCCCAAACAATTTTATCATTATAGTTACTGCTGTCTATAGCCGTAACTGTAGACCCTAAGTCAACTTGACAACTTGTGTCTAAAGTTAAATTTTCCAATGCGTTTTTTCCTAATTTCTTCACTAAGCTACACCTCCTAAATTTACATAACTGATTGTATTTTCACTCAATAACTGTGTTATTGTGTCTGCACCATCTGTGTATATGTCTACGCTATTGCTTGTACTATTGTAGATAACCCCATGTGCAAGGTCGATATAAGACAAAACTTCCAATGATGACAGCGCAGTTATTACATTACACTTTTCTACAGCTCCTATCACAAGCCCCTCGTTTGCAAGATACTTACTATTAAGAGCTATGCTGTTAAGCAATTCTACAGACTTGTTGTATACTTCTTTAGCCTCAGTCAGATTATTTTTACACTCATCTAGCAAGCTGTTGACATTATTTTGTATCTGTGTAAGTTCACTAACTGCGTTCTCTCTGGTTTCATCTATAGCACTTGTACTTGCAGATACTTCACTTTTATATGTATCCAATAGAGACTTGCAACTCTCCCAGTCTGCCTCTACTTCATTGTACTTAGACAACAACTGTCTATATAATGTGTCTGTTGGCTGTGATACAAGCCCACCAAGCTGACAAGTTGCTAATACATTTATCTCTACTTCTGTGCTTGTAAGAGTGTTCCCACCTACCAAAGATACAGTTAAAACACCCTTGCCTGACAGAACCTCCCAAGGCACAGTACATTCCCTATTATCGTCTAAGACCATATCGTAAGCAGGACCGTTATCCTTACTAAATATAGCAACAATAGGGTTAAGGTCGTCCCAATCTGAATTAAGACTAAATCTAGCACTCAATTCATTCTGGGTATACGCAACGACCTTATTTAAGTCTATTCTTCTAAGGCTTGAGCCTGTTGCCTTAAATTCAATATATATCATTCCTACACCTCCTACTTATTTAACCTAGCATCTTCTCGTAACTTTTGATGCGTATATTTACTTAATTGTTCGTGTGTAAATCTACTTAATATTTCATGTGTATTATAAAGCAAACCAAAATCTATAGTAAGATTAGCTGGAACAATTTCGTCTAACATTCGCCTTACTTCTTTTTCGTACTCTTTTGTGTCTAAAGTTAGCGATACTTTTAGCCTGTACTCTTTAAAGTAATAATCAATTTTGTAGTTACCTGCCCCTACAATAGATGTAAGCCTTTGATTTAATGTAAGCCCAAACGAATTTAGTCGACTTAAAATTCTGAATCTTCTAAACTCTATATCTGTACTAGAATTGGAAATATTTAAAATCTTTTCCCACCTGTCTAAGCCAACCCCTTCAGCAGTAGTTACAAAAAGTTCATTCGTAAGGCTGTTAATCTCGGACTTTAAGTTATCTAACTGTAAATCTTCTGCCTCTCCTAAAATCTTAAACTCTCTTATTTCGCCTAAAACGGGAGGCAAATATTCTATTATTTTCAATACCTATGCCCCCTTTATAACTAATGTTTCGAAATTGAAAATTTCGTCCTCTTTGGCTTCTAATATTCTTGTTGTATTATCGCCAAATGTAAGGCTTGCAATATCCTGTATTTCCGTGATTTCTGCTAATCGGGCTATAAGCTGATAACTGCTTAATGTAAGAGCTGTGTTATCTTCCCACTTGGCATTAATTTCTTTGATGTAATCCTTAATAATTTCGTTAGCTTGTACGGTCACCATTGCTTCATCAGCACCGTTCTGTAAAATCCAATTTATGTTAATTGTTACACCTTTTAAATCAACACCAGTAACGGAAACAACATGTCCTACAGGGGCTAGCCCGTCACCTTGCCCTTCTGTTTCTGTTGGGTCTAATGTCTTTTTTACATTTTGTATAAGCTCTACACTAGGTTCACCATCTTCCGAAGAAGTAAATATAATACCTACTGTTCCCCCACCATCCGGAGTTCGAACGACCTTGCATTGCCCAACACCGTCTATATCTTTTACCCACTGCTCGTACTGGGCTTTATTTCCTTGGTAGGCCGGGTTGTTTATCAGCTCAAAAAACCTGTCCCTAAAACTTTCTGTGTCCTCGGCATCTTCTCCATAAACAAGAATTTCCGTTAATTCTGCTGTTGTGAGGTTTAAAATATTGTCATAAGGCAATAATGTTCCCAACTGGCTATTGCCTATAGTTCCGGCAGCGTTGCACTGCATTTTGTACACATAAGAATCATCTATTTGCTCTATCGCTGTATAAGTTA